GAACAAGTATTAAAGACCAACAAAGTAACTTACAAGGGCTATGACATTCTTAAAAACCCATCTACCCTGTGAGACATGTGGCAGTAGTGATGGCTTGTCCATCAACGATGACATGTCCACCAAATGTTTTGTATGTAACACATACATTCCCTCAATGAACAAAGAAAGACTTGAAGTGATTGATGTTGATACAGAAAAGAAAGACACAAGCTCTTTCTTTAAAGACTACAACGAAGGTGTTAGTGTGTCTGTTTCAGACAGACGCATCAACAAAGCCACGATGGAACGCTATGGTGTTGTTCGCAGTGGTGGCTATTACTACTTTCCCTATTACGATAGCAACACCCAACTGGTGGCAGCTAAGCGTAGAGAGGTGAAGGATAAGAAGTTCACGACAGTGGGTGGGTGGAGCAAGGGTACATTGTTTGGACAGAACCTATACCCATCCAATGGCAAGTATCTCACCATCACTGAGGGTGAGTTTGATGCACTGGCTGCATACCAATTGACAGGTAGTAAATATCCTGTGGTGTCTATACGCACAGGTGCAGGTAGTGCATTGAAGGATGCCAAGGCCAACTACGAATATATCAACAGCTTTGAAACTGTAGTGCTATGCTTTGATGGTGATGAGGCAGGGCAGAAGGCAGCAAAGGAAGTTGCTGAATTGTTTGGCAGTAAGTGCAAGATATTTAAACCTGATCCATCATACAAGGATGCATGTGAGTGGCTTGCTGAAAGCAAGGAAGCTGCATTCGTAGCCCGTTGGTGGGCAGCAGAGCCATTCATACCTGATGGTATTGTTAGTGGAACTGGGCTGTGGGAGCTAGTGTCTAAACCAATGGAAGCAGCAGATTGTTTCTACCCTTGGAAGGGACTCAACGACATCACCTATGGCATCAGAGCAGGTGAGCTAGTCACATTCACAGCAGGTAGTGGACTAGGTAAGAGTCAAACCCTAAGGGAAATTGTGTGGCATCTGCTGCAGCACATCAGTGATAACATTGGCTTGATGTTCTTGGAAGAGAGTGTGAGAAAGACTAGCCTATCCATGATGAGCCTTGCTGCTGACTTGCCTATGCACCTACCTACCACTATGGTGTCTGATGCCATACGCAAGGACGCATTTGAAAAGACACTAGGCACTGGACGCTTGTACTTCTTTGATCACTTTGGTAGCACAGCCATTGAGAACATCGTCAATCGTGTGAAGTATATGGCTAAGGGATTGGGATGTAAGTATGTATTCCTAGACCACTTGTCCATCATCGTATCCAGTCAGGACAATGGTGATGAACGTAAAGCCATTGATGAAATTATGACCAAGCTTCGCATGCTTGTACAGGAAACTAACATTGCTCTCATCATTGTTAGTCACCTCAAGCGTCCATCAGACAAGGGACATGAAGAAGGTGCAGCCACTAGCTTAGCTCAGCTAAGGGGTAGTGCAGCCATTGCACAGCTTAGTGACATGGTGGTATCGCTTGAGAGGAATGGTCAGGCTGATGATCCCATTGAACGTAACACCACCAAGGTGAGGGTTCTCAAGAATCGTTTCGCAGGTTCAACTGGTCCTGCTTGCAGCTTGCTTTATAACAAAGACACTGGCAGAATGTTTGAGATTGACGATACTATGGAAGGAATGATGCTATGAAACAGTGGGATGATCTTGATGATTCCATCATTGGACAAGCTTCCATATGGAATGGTAACAAGAGAGTGGAGGTCTTGGTCTACGATGCTGACAAGATGATTAAAGTATTTAAGGACAGAGATGGTATGACTGAGGACGAAGCCCATGAATATATTCTTTTCAACATTGAGAATTCATACATAGGAGAGGACACACCTGTATTGGTGTGGCAAAGATATGAGTGATGGAGGAAAGGGACATGCTCAGCGTCCCAAGTCAATAGCTGATGAAGAGTGGGCTACTAGATGGAATGCCATCTTTGGTAAAGACTCATTAGAAGATTACAAACAGTCGGTAGATGTTAACAATCTCCGACAAAATGATAAGGACAAGGACGATGATCTTCTTAGACATAGAGACAAACCTAAAACATGACACCATATGGTTGTGTGTTACTAAGCACAGCACCACTGGTGAGGTGAGGCACTGGCGGGAAGCCGACAGCTTGCAGCAATACTTAGAAGGTGAGCAAGTGGTGGGCCACAACATCATTGGCTTTGATGCACCTATATTAAATAAGGTATGGGGTGTTGGCATTCCTGACAACAGTCTGGTAGATACATTGGTGATGTCACGGCTGTACAAACCTGACATTGAGGTGGTGCTTCCTAAGGAAGGCAAAGCCCCCACTCCTCACAGCTTAGAGGCATGGGGCTACCGCTTAGGTAGTCACAAGATAGGCTTCACTGACTTCGATGGTGGGTGGACACAAGAGATGGCTACCTACTGTGAGCAGGATGTGTTGCTGCTTGAGAAACTGTACAACTTTCTGACAACAACCATGATAAGAGAAGGGTTTTCCCTACAAAGCATTCAGCTTGAGCATGAGGTGGCACTGATCTGCCGTGGCATGGAAGACAATGGCTTCATGCTTGATATGCCTAAGGCTATGGCGTTGCATGCCATACTTAGTGGACGCATGTCTGACATTGAAGAGAGCATGCAGCAGGTGTTTCCTCCCATCGTAGAGCAGCGTATCTCTGAGAAGACAGGTAAAAAACTGAAAGATAAGATTACCATTTTTAATTCTGGTAGTAGGCAGCAGATTGCTGAACGATTGGCAGGGCTTGGTGTTGTCTTTACGAAGAAGACAGACAAAGGTAATGTCATTGTTGACGAATCGGTGCTTGAGAAGATTGACCTACCTGAAGCTAAGCTTGTAGCTGAATACTTAATGATTCAAAAGCGTGTATCTCAGATAAGTAGTTGGCTTGAACTGGTAGCCGATGATGGCAGGGTGCATGGTAGAGTGACAACCAATGGCGCAGTTACAGGAAGGGCGACACATAGCAGTCCTAATATGGCGCAGATCCCTGCCGTGGGTGGTCCATATGGTGCTGAGTGCAGAGAAGTATGGACAGTGCCTAAGGGGTACAAGCAGGTGGGTGTAGACCTGTCAGGCATTGAGCTTCGATGCTTAGGCCACTACCTGAATGACAAAGAGTGGATGGATGAGTTGCTTAAGGGCGACATCCACTGGTTCAATGCACAGAGTTTTGGCTTAGTTGACAAAGGCACTGTGAAGGATGATAACAACCCTGAGCATAAGAAGGCTAGAAATGTTACCAAGACCCTGACATATGGTGTGTTGTATGGGGCAGGGGCAGCTAAAGCTGGAAGCATTGTTGGTGGTAACAGTAGCAAAGGCAAGAAACTTATTGATAGTTTTATCAATAACACCCCCGGCCTTTCTGCCTTGAAGAAGAAGATATCTAGGCTGATGGCTAAGGGTCACTTACCTGCCTTAGATGGTAGGAGAGTGTGGGTTAGATCAGAGCATGCAGCATTAAACACATTGCTGCAAAGTGCAGGTGCTATCATAGCTAAACAATGGCTTGTTGAATCAACAAAGCTGTTGCAAGAGAAGGGAATAGATGCTAAACTATTAGCGTTTGTTCATGACGAAACACAATGGGAAGTTAGAGAAGATCAGGCAGAGGAAGCAGCTAGGCTCATAGAGCAAGCAGCAACCAAGGCAGGAGAAGCTCTAGGTTTCCGTTGCCCAGTGGATGCCGAAGGAAAGATTGGCAACAACTGGCGTGAGTGCCACTGACGTTACTAGTGGGTTTTCATATTGGAGAATATTATGACTGAAGAAAAGAAAGCGATTAAGCTTAAGGCTGATGTGTACTGGTGTCAACACAACAAAGTGAATGACATGTCTGGTAAGTTCCAGTTGAACTTGTGTAACCTGTCTGATGCTGCTGTTGAAGCACTGGAAGATATGGGTATCAGTGTTCAAACTGGTGAAGATAAGAAGGCTGACATGGGCAAGTACATCACTTGCAAATCAGAGAAGCCTATCCGTGTCTTCGATACAGACAACGATGAAATCACTGAAGCTATTGGCAACGGTAGTAAGGGTAAGGCATTAGTGTCTAGTTATTCTTGGACATACAAGAACAAGAAAGGTGTTAGCCCTTCATTGAAGAAGCTAGTCATCACTGACTTGGTAGAGTATGCTTCAGCAACTGGTATTGATGCAGATGATGAGGACGTATTATGAACATCACTATTACATTAACATTAGACCAATTGAATTTAGTATTGGCAGCACTTGCTAAGCTTCCCTTTGAAGCTGTTACAGACACCATTGGTGTTATTCGACAGCAAGGACAGGAGCAACTTCAAGCGGCTGAGGCAGCTAAGACAGCTTCAGTTGAAGAAGTTAAAGAAGCTGAGTAATGAAAGCTCTATTCGATAGCGATATATTCGCTTATCGGGCAGCATCCGCATGTGAGGACGAAGACGAAGCAACGGCACAGCGAACACTGGATCGTTTAATTGTTGATGTCCTCATGTGTGGTGTTGATAACATCTATCCTGATTGCTTCGTGGATAGTTGGAGCATGCACCTAACAGGGAAGAACAACTTCCGATATGAGATAGCTACCACGGTTCCCTATAAAGGTAACAGGGTAGATAAGCCTAAGCCAAAGCATCTAGCTTTCCTTAGAAGCCATCTTGTTAAGGAGTGGGGAGCAACTATCTCTGAGGGTGAAGAAGCCGATGACACCATTGCCATTGAAGCTACAAAGCTTGGTGACAATTGTGTCATTGTGTCTTTAGACAAAGACTTAGATCAGATATGCGGATGGCATTACAACTTTGTTAAACATCTAGGCTACTATATTAAACCAGAGGAAGGTTTGGTTAAGCTGTATACACAGATGCTGACAGGTGATGCTGCTGATAACATCAAAGGATTGTTCCGTGTTGGTCCAGTGAAAGCAGCCAAGATAATTGGGGACACAACAAATGAACTTGAGCTATACAACAAAGTGTTGGAAGCTTACGAGGGCGATGCTGAGCGTGTGTTAGAAAATGCTCAGCTTCTTTTTCTACGAAGATATGAAGGACAAACATGGACTCCTCCACAAGCTTAAAGCCTAATGACATTGCATTAATACTTCGTCCTACTATCGTAGATGGTGTATATCAAAAACACTTTCAGGTGTTAGTCAGTGGCTTTGGACCACTCACTATCAGTGAAGATGACATAAATAATTTAATTGGTATGGCTACGATATTGGCAGCAACTGTACAGTATATGGAAGAAGATGAACAACTTGCTAACAAGCTTGTTGAGTATTGCGGTAAGATGTTTGGTGATGTTGGTGACTTCTTTTACAACGCAGACCACGACAGCTTTGGCGATGGCAACTTCACCATTGACACCAAGACAGTTGGAGGCATCCAATGAACATAGATGACACACTAATACAACGAGGTGTTAGGTATGGCAACTACAAAGAAGATGTCTCTAGAGTTTCACAAGCTTTAAAAGAATCTGTCAGATCAGGTGCTGAATGGAAAGAGATGGATGATGATATGAAGGAAAGCCTTGATCTCATCTGTAACAAAATCTCTCGCATTGTTAATGGTGATCCTTGGTATCATGACTCATGGCATGACATCATTGGCTATGCTAGACTGGTAGAAGAAAGACTGGAACGATTATGATTGCTGTTGACATCCACTTAAAGGTTTTCTTTAAACCTCAAGACCTACCCAATGTCTACCTAAATGAAGAGGTGCTGAGTGAAGCCATCACTGAAAACTTAACTGCTTCGTTGGAACGAATGGATGCACAGGA